TATCTGCCGCGGTTTGCATGTTTACGGTGCTAAGGTTCTACGTCCAGAATCTATCGTTAAAGGTTTTGTTGGTATCAACTAAACCATGCTTAATTAGTGACGAGGGGTGTAAAAGCCCCTCTGATCTTTTCTGAAAATAAAAAGGCTAAACAATTATGGCAACAACCTTCTTAGAATTAACTAATGATATCTTACGAGAAATTAACGAAGTTCCTTTAACTACTGTAAACTTTGGTGCAGCTCGAGGTATTCAAGTACACGTTAAAAATTCTATCAATCGTGCTTATTTTGACATAATTAACGCTGAACCGCAGTGGCCCTTCCTGTCAGTGGCTGCAAGCGGAGACGTTGACCCGATGTATGGAAATGTATCGGTACCTACAACAACAGGACAACGTTGGTACAATTTAAAAGCTGACAGTAATAGTATTATAGACGACTACGGTTCAGTAGATTGGGATAACTTCTATATCACTACCGTAGGCGTAACAGGCGAAACAGCTCCCTATGTAGGGTCTAACTTACGTTACGGGACTATCGAAGATTGGAAAGACCACGTAAGAGTTGCAGAAAACTTAGATGATGCAGATACTCAATCGTATGGACAGCCTTCCCGCGTTATTCGAAGCCCAGACTCTCGAAAGTTCGGTCTTAGCCCAATACCAGACAAGGAATATAAGGTCTGGTTTTTTGCATATAACCAACCAACAAAATTAGCAAATCACGGAGACACGCTTGTGTTTCCCGATATGTATGCTACAGTGCTTACAGCACGAGCAAGATACTACGTGTGGCAGTTTAAAGATAGCGCACAGGCAGCGGCATACGCTCAAGAAGACTATAAAAAAGGTCTTAGAAGTATGCGCTCAAATTTAATAGAACCCACGCCTTCATATATTAAAGATGACAGAGTGAGATTAGTTTAATGCCTACTACACAACCTTTTGGTATTTCATGTAAAGGTGGATTAAATACAAACTTAAATGAGTTTGAAATTCTTTCTGCTCCCGGTCTAGCAGTAAAACTTCAAAACTATGAAGTTGACCCTGACGGAGGATATCGTCGAATAAACGGCTATACATCTTTTGGAGCTACTGTTATAAATCAAAACAATGAATCAGAGTTTCAAAGCAATCGTCCTAATGGCGCAAGCGAAAGCGAACTTTTAGGATTACAAGTATATGCTGATGGCGTAATAGCTTGTGTCGATACTGGAATATTTTTTAGTAATGACGGAATAAACTGGCTTCAAATAAACAGAGGTACAGTAGGCACCGATTCAGCTCCTGTAACATATACAGCGTTAGTAGCCCAGACAACGCCCGGAACAGATGATTATTCTGTATATCCTCGAACTAATCAAAAACAATGTACATTTACTATATTTGAAGGAAACACAGAGTACGGTGAAGTAATTATTACTGATGGCACTAATCTTCCTTTTTATTTTAGAATGTCTGGAAGCGGTGCTTTAAACACTAGAAGTTTCTATATTGATGTAATTGATACAGATCATTCTAATAGTGGCAACCCAAACCACACCCCTATAACACCTACTGTAGTTACTTCGCATGAAAATTACTTAGTAATGGCGGGAGATCCAGATAATAAGAATACAATTTACATTAGTGCTGTTCTAGCGCCTAGAGATTTTGAAGGTGGAAACTCTGTAGATCTAGCCGATCAAGTTATAGGGATTAAAAGCTTTCGAAGCGATTTAATTATTTTCTGCCGTAACAGTATACACAAGTTAATAAATATTCACGATGTTGACGGAACCAATGTAAATTCTACGGGGGCTATTGTTCCTGTAACAAAAAACGTAGGTTGCTTAAGCGCCTATAGTATTCAAGAAATCGGTGGTGATCTACTCTTTTTGTCTCCTGATGGTATCCGTACTATTGCAGGTACAGCAAGAATTAGTGACGTTGAGCTAAGCTCTGTAAGTCGTCAAGTACAAGCTTTAGTAGCTTTACTAGCTGAAGAGGTGGATCAATACACTATAACTAGTTGTGTAATTCGAAGCAAGTCTCAATATAGATTATTTTACTCTAGAGACTCAGAAACTACATTAGACTCTAGAGGACTTCTTGGAACTCTCACAGCAAATGGATTTGAGTGGTCTGAAACAATAGGAATCAAAGCATACGCTGTAACGTCGGATTTTGATAGCTCAGGTGTTGAACGCCAATATCATGGCGATGATAAAGGTTATGTATTTAATCACGATAAAGGCAACTACTTTCATCAATTAGATAGCGAAGGCGCTATGCAACAATCTAATATTGATGCTATTTACGAAACGCCTCATTTTGATTTTGGTGAACTAGGAACTCGGAAGACTTTAGAATATGTTAAACTTTCAATAACTCCTGAAGCTTCAGCAACAGTTAGCATGAATATAGTATATAATTCAAATGATGAAAATACTCCACAGCCCGGGACTTATATTTTTCCTACTACCTCTAAAGCAGGTATTTTTGGATTATCTAAATTTGGCTCGTCCTTGTTTGGAACTGGAGAATCTAATATAATGAAAACTTTTTTAGAAGGAAGTGGATATACAACAAGCTTTCAAATATTAACAAGAAATCAAGATAGCCCGTACACAATTAACGGTCTATATGTAAATTACGCCCCCTCAACTAGGAGATAGTAAATGGCTACAGGATACACTAAACAAAGCACCTATGAAACAGGAAATGTTATTTCTGCTGCGCTTTTTAATAATGATTTTAATGCACTTGAAACTGCTTTCGATGTAACTGACGGTCACAATCACGATGGTACAGCAGGAGGCGGTGCAGCTATTCCTAAAATAGGTGATGCAGATTTTAATAACAAAATTGAAATCGACAGTAGTAACAACATTATTAAAATGTTTGTAGAGATTTCAACAGCTTCTACAGAAGTTTTAAATGTAACAGGAACTTCTTTAAAACCTCTTATAAGCAGCTATGATCTAGGTACTTCTGATAATCTTTTTAATGCCGTTTATTCTAAAACTATTAAGGTTGATAGCGAGGATGCAGGTGCAGTAATTCAACTCACAGACAATGCAGGTACAGCGACACTTGAAACACTTGTAGGAGCAGCTATTCGACTCACTGTTGATGCACTTGGCGAACAAAATGAAACAAGCAGATCTATCGCTTTCAAACTTTACGATAGCGAAAAAATGCGTATCAACAGCACAGGCGTAGGTATAGGTACTGCTAGTCCTGCCCAAAAATTACATATTTCTGGTGGCTCAACTGCCGCTATCGTTAGAATACAAAGCGACGGTGTTACACGAATAGATTTTGGAGATAATAGTGATACAGATGCGGGGCGTATTGAATATGTACACTCCGCACACGCTATGCGTTTCTCTACTGACAACGTTGAACGTATGCGTATCGACTCATCAGGCAATGTAGGTATAGGCGAAGCTGACCCCGATACCGAGCTACATATAGCATCCGACTCTCCCAAAATACGACTGCAAGATAATGGCGATGCGTCTTACACTAAATACGGGGAGCTTTCTCATACAAACGGTACCACAAAGCTAATATCAAGAAACCATGACGCCCACGGAAGTTTTTACATTTACGGAGAGAATGGAAATGGATCACTAAAAACCTTAATGTATATGCATGGTGCGACAGGCAAAATAGGTATAAATAATACTAACCCGGATCATAAACTCCACGTACACGGTGGAGACATTATGATTTCAAGTGACACCACTACATCCACTGGTGACGGAAAACCTGCGCTATTGTTTTCTGAAGAGAACCCAAACACTACAAATGCTAACGATGCTATGGCGGGTATTATTTATGATGGTGATGGTCAATCTTCTGATGCGAACTATTTAGGATTAGGTGTTTGGGAAAATGCCGCAGACGACCAAGATACTTTAGCGGAACAAAAAGCTACTACTACACTAAATATTACAAGAGATAATAAAGTAGGTATAGGTACTAGTAGTCCTGCAAGACCTTTACATATTGCCACCGCGGCAGGTGCTACAGTTTTAGAATTACAAAGAACAAGTGCTAATACAAATGGCGCAACTGGCGCAATTCAATTTACTGCTGATGATGACCATTCTGTTGCGGCTATTGCTGTTTTCGGTGACGGTAGTGACGAAGGAGGGGAACTTTCTTTTAGAACTACAGATTCTGCAAGTGAAAATAATTATTTCAATTCAACAACAGAACGTATGCGTATAGACTCAACAGGAAACGTAGGCATAGGTACTTCTAATCCACAACGAAAACTTCATGTTGAAAGTGAGATAAGAATACAAGGCACTTATCCTAAACTTGAATTTGTAGATACAGATAACAATCCAGACTTTACTCTTATCGGTGGCAATGCACAATTACAGTTTTATGATGAAACGAATGCCACAAGTAGAATGAATATAGACTCATCAGGTAAAGTGGGTATAGGTACTGATAGTCCTGATGCTAAACTTCATGTGCAGGGCGGTGATATTAAAATCACTAGTGACGGAGATTCTAACTCCAATGCTGACGGTATACCTTCTATAATATTTACTGAATTTAATGATGACCACGCTTCTTATGGCGCTAATGCTGCACACGCAATTATCGCATATCACGGTACAGATGAACTAGGGGATGCTAACTACTTAGGCTTTGGTTTGTTTGACCAAACTGTTGCTACTGAAGACACTTTAGCCGAGGCAAAACTTCTTACTGATTTAAATATTACAAGAGATGGTAAGGTTGGTATAGGTACTACCGAACCGTTAGCTAAACTACACTTGATGGCTCCTGATTGTGATATCGACCAAGAAATGTCTTCAGACAGCT